TTTGGCAACGCACATGCGGACCACCCGAACGAATTGTCGGACCTACTGCCGTAAGGCATCGGATGACAAATCGGAGAGAGTTGCTCGACTAGTCGACATCGGAGAATGGGAGCCGGAACGGAGTTCAGGAATCGATCAGCTGGGCCCGAAGCAGCGGTGTCTCCACATGCTGATCCATGATGGCCTCAGCCCGAAGGAAATTGCGAAGGAGGACCCCGACGCATATTTCACATTCCACCGGAGCATACATGCTCTGTGGACAACTCTTCAAGAGAGAACAGAGTTCGACTATTGATATAGTGTCAGAAACATGACGTGTTCATGTCAGTGACACAACACGTCTTGGCGACCCGCCTGACGGCAGACTCTGGTGATGACGATTATCATGGTGCTGCTTGGATATACCCGAGCCCGATAGGATCGGATATCAGCCCGGATGCGGACGGGGTCTACCCGAACCCGCTTCGCTTCCTAGTGGACATCTCCCACATGCTTTCCCGGACACTGGGAAAACAGATGTCGATGACCGAGACATACCGTGTCACGGGAATCAAGATCGGCGTGAAGAACGTCGATCCTGGACTCGATGACAACGACAGAGGCATCGTTCTAGGTGGCTACCTACACTGGTATACGCCGACGAAGCACAAGGTGGATGCAATTCAGGCATCCAGGAAGATTGAGCGCATCTCAGAGGCTTCTCAGATAGACTCGGATGCTCTCTACATCCGGACTCAGGACCGCTACACGGGATTCCGCTACAACTGGAATGCTGACGGTCAAGTCTCGTATCCCACGCACGCAGGTGCGGTGCTTGGGTGGAATTCCAACACGGGAGATGATGAATGGAATATGACGAAGATGTTCGCATTGTATTCACAATCTCTCGGGCCAGCTCCCGGCTGCGCACGAGGCAGGCAACTCTGGGAGAGTAAGGTCGGACATGTGTCACTCATGAGATGGGCACTGGCGCTCAACAACGCCATGCACGAAGATTCGACCCTCGGATCGACTTCGCTGATTGAGAACCCCGGAGTTCACGACTTCGAGTTCCAAGCAGAATCAGGACGGCACATCGACATCATGGGCGGTCTGCTCATGGGAGAAGTTCAGTTCTCCAACACGCTTCCCAACGGGGATGCGTCTCCGGATGACTACGACGTTCAAGTCGAGGTCACGGTAGAGGGGTGGAATTCATGGTAAGGAAATACAAGGCCAAGCGGTCATGGACTCGCAGGGCCAAGAAGGCTCCCCAAGCGAAGCGTGTCTATCGAAAGAAAGTGAAAGTAGACAAGTCTCTAGCGAACGCCAAGAAGTTCGCACGCTTTCTTCAGGAGGCATCAGATGCCGACGACTCCGAAGAGTGAGGCACTGGCGGGACTCCTCCAAGGAGACCCACGCCTCACCAACATTTTGATGGTGATCTTGATTCTGTGCCAGACGGGAATCGTCTGACATTGTCTGACCAGCTCATGGGATGGGCTGTAGCTACAGAGCCAAGTCAGCTTGGTGATTTGGTGATTTCAGCTGAGAAGTTGGGGCGGCGAGCGAAGCGAGTGGCGCCAGCCGAAGGATGGCGCTTATTACGCCCCAACGGTTCACAGTTAGCATTCGGCTCACTCCTCTACCAGAGTGCGGTGAGTTCAAGTGTTAACCCTCACTCCGAGGACCGCAGGTGATAGCGAAGTATGAGCGAAGAAGGAGTGAGATACAACCCGTGTGACACCGGCCGCTGCACGCATCAGCGCCGGCACTGGATGGGCACCGTCCAGTTGGACCACATGGGTTTGGATGAAGAAGCGACAGTAGACGAAGCCTTGGCGAGTCTGCTTGAGATATGGGAGAAGGTGGCGGAAGACCCTCGGGTCAAATACGCCACCGGACAACTTGAGCGAGGCAAAGGTGGCCGCCTTCACGGCCAGTGCTACGTGGAGTTCAACACGTCGCTGCGGAATACACAGGTTCGGAAAGTGTTGCCGAGTTTGGCAACGCACATGCGGACCACCCGAACGAATTGTCGGACCTACTGCCGTAAGGCATCGGATGACAAATCGGAGAGAGTTGCTCGACTAGTCGACATCGGAGAATGGGAGCCGGAACGGAGTTCAGGAATCGATCAGCTGGG